GTAGCAGAACCCGCGTTCTTGTTCAGTTTGTTGGCTGAGTTTGCCGCACCGCCCGCGCTGGACGAACCAGCGTAGTTATGGGTATGGCTGGCGGGAGCTTTACCCGCCAGCGCGTCACCGGTAGCCTTGGCGTCGGCAGCCGCGCCGGAGACTTTAAGGGTGGCGTCCACAGCCAGAGCTTCGCCGCCCGAATTGAAAGAACCATATGCCATAAAATCACTCCTAGTTCTTTACTGTGTCGATGATGCGATACTGTGCCTTGATGGCCGCAGTCGGAGCTTTCTTGGCCCGCAGCCGCAGCTTCCCGGCCATGCTCTCGGTGGGGATAAAGCCTGCCGTTCGTGCCACACTGTAGGATTCCGGTGCAGGTGTGACATCCACGATGTCGGTGGCCCGAAGCCCCGCGATGGAGATGTCACAGTAGTAATAGCTGGAGAGGGTGGAATCCCTCGCCCAGCCGGTCGTCGGAATCGTAAAAGACACAGCCGCCGTGATGTCCTGCTTTTCGTCGAGGCCATCTGCTGTGGCCGAAGCAAGGTCGCCAAGGGCGGCGGTATACTTTTTCATGTAGCTGCAGAGTTCGGCGAGGCCTTTTGCCAAAAGTGCTTTTACCTTTGCCATAGAGCCTCCTTGTGGGCCTTAGTCTGCCAGCATAGCAGCGATGTCCTCGGCGCTGAAGTCCTCGACATCCTCAGTGTGCAGGACGTTCGCGGGCTCGGTGTAGACGGTAACTTCCTTGCCGTTGACCTTAATGTTGCCGTTGGTGTCGGATGCCTCGACCTTGGCGGTGCTGACGTAGAGGCCGTCCTCCTTGAGGGTCAGGGCGTTACCCTCGGCAGCGGAGACGTTGACCTTGACGTCCACCTCGTAACCCGCGATGGAGACGGTGGTGGAAGTATCCTTGCCGACGGCCTTAGCCTTGTAGGTATCCACCAGCGCAGCCATGCTCAGGAAAGAGTAGGTGCAGGAGTCAGGGTTCTCGCCCTTGACGGCCAGCACCATGACGGGCTTGCCGTCCAGCTTGGGGTCGGTCGAGCCGGGATAGGTGGCTGCGCTGAACGCGAAGCTGGGGACGAACTCGGTCTTGGTCTGGTCGAGGAACATTTCGGCGGGGAAGTCCACGGTAAAGGCGGCGTCACCGGTCTTGTCGGTGCTGGTGAAGAAGCTGATGGTGTTGCCGGTCACATCCAGAGACTTGATGGCCTTTTCAGCAGCGGTCTGAATGGAGGCGAACGCTTCCTTCTTTACAAAGCCCTTCTTGACCTCAGCGGCCAGATTGCGGATGGAGTCAGCGGTGGTGATGTTCTTGGACATAGTGTTTTTTCCTTTCTTTTACTTCAAAATTTCAGCGATTTCCTGAGATAACTTTTCGTCGTTCACGAGGTCGTCGCTGGTCACAACGGTGTCTTTGCGGACGGTCAGCGCGTCGGTGGCGTCAAAGGCAAGGCCGTCGCCGATGCTGACGGCGATCGCGCCGGTCTCATCGCGTTTGAGGCCCTGCCCGATGGTCACATTGCCAGATGCATTGGTACCACCTCCTTTCCCGGAACCGTTCAGGGTAAGCGTCACATGGATGTCGGCATCCGGAACGCGCTGCGAGAAGAAACGGACAGAGCCGTCGCGGGTCTCGCAGGTGTTCAGAACGCCGGCCCGCGCGGTCACGGCGAAGTCATTGACATCTGTGCTGCCGCTGGGGATAAGTGTGCTGTCGCTGTCAGCCAGCGCGGCATCGTAGATGTACTGGTAGGGGCCGGTGTCCGGCAGGGGAGTCCAGCCATCAGCGCGGAGGACGAGGCTGTACTCGCCGAAATACCCGCTGCCGCTGTGGGTCTGAATGAGCTTTTTGACCTGTGCTTCGGTCATGATCTGGCCGGACTCCTCGACGCGCTTTACCGCCGCACTGGCGGCAGCCTCGATGACCGAGGCGTGGGCGTCGGGGTTCTTGTCGTGTTTATCCAGCTCTTTTGCGACCAGCTGCATGATGGCCTGCACCTGCGGCGATACGGTGACGCTGATGTTGGCGTTGTTGGAGACGGCCAGCAGGACGGCCAGCTCGATTTTGAAATCGCTGCTCGTGCTGGCGGCGGGGATCTCGACGCCCCGGTCATCCTGCACGACCATGAGCAGCGTTTCGTCCGGGCCGGTGTCCAGCTTGCCGTATACACCCACCTGATGGCAGATGTAGGCTGTCTGCCCGGCTGTGATCTGGATGCTGACCCGCCGGGCGGGTTTGCCGTCGTTCTCCACAGTGTCGATGCCGAGGATGTCCACCTCGTGTGTCTCGCCACTGAGAGTGACGGCTTCTGCGAGGTCAGAGTCACTGGCCTCGGTGGCCGCCAGCGCACGGGTGATGATGAGTGCGCCGCCGGAGACCGACTCCGACAATAAGGCAGCGCCCGCGCGGGTATACGCGGCTTTTTCCCAGCTCATATCGTTATTCCTCCAATCTTGATGGTGATGGTCTCGCGGGTGTTGGCCAGCCTGCTGCCTGCAAGGGCCGGCGCACTGACCGCTTTCGGGCCGATGACGCCGGGCAGAGCCACGGTGGCCTGCACCCGGGTGCTGCTGGCTGCACTGACTGCATATGCCCGACCGGTGACTTCCTTCGGCCCGATGACGCCCGGGATGCGGACGGTGCAGGTGGTGACTGCGCTGCATGGGGCAGCGGCGGCGTAGGCTGTAAGATGTGCATCTTCCAGATACGCGATGTACTGCAAAAACAGATTTTGGGGAGACATCGCGTCTACCAGCTCCATCGTGTCGGCATAGGTGTCCGTATAAGGCATCGTGACCCGAAGGGTGTAACTGTTTTCCGGCACTTCTGCGGTGGAAGCACCGACTCCGTAGATGTTGTTCAGTACATTCTGCAGCTGAGGCAGAGTATAGGGCAGCTGACGGTTCAGCGCGGTAAGAATGCGGATGCGCCGGACATCGAAGCTGTCCGATGCCTTCGGAACAAGGTCGAGGATGTACTCCCACCGGGCGAGACCGCGGTCTCCGGCAGTCAGAATGAAGAGGTCGTCCTGAAAAGCAGCGACACTGTCCCACAAAGCCGAGAATTCCGGCTGCTGCGATGCCATTGCCGCTTTGAATGCCGGAAGGTCACGGAGAATGAAGGGAAGATAGTTTATCAGCTGTCGTTCCATCCGTAGCCTCCTTAACTTATCGCGGCTGCATGAGCCGAGATAGTGCCAAGAACCGGAATATGGTCACTGGTGAGCGTCAGATTCACTTCCCGGCCATTGAGAGCCGTGCGGCCCACATCAAGGATTCCGGGAACAGTAAGCAGATGACTCTCGACCTGGGCGACGCGGACAATGAGCGGACCGTCGGTGTCGGCCCAACTCTGGGTCAGCTCCCGGAAATAGTCCTTCACGGCGTCGGCTGCTGCGTCGCAGACGTCTTCCCATGCCAGTCCGCGACGGCAGTAGACGGCAAAGTCGAGGTTTATGACCTCTTCGTCGGCGCCGTATACTTTGACTACATGGCCGATGGGGGCAAGGCCGAGACCTTCGCCGGCATTCTGGGTGGGGTCGATGGTCGTCTGCACCAGCTCCACGAGGGTGGACGACGGCTTGCTGAGAGTGCTGTCCAGAATGACAAGTTTGACGGTGCCGCCGACGGTCAACTTGCTTTGGGAAGCCGCAAGATACATCGTATCGAGCCAGTTCTTTATTTCTTCCGGTATGCCGGGAAGGGTTTCAAGCCATGCATCCGTACCTTCCGGCGGGAGAAGACTCGCAGGTGCAATGTCTGAGTTCCATGCCCGATATACCTTGACAGCACCCACACCGGGGATGGCGTTGACCTTTTCGATGTAGTCCTGCCGATTTCCACCGAAAGCCTGCGCATGGAGACTGCTGAAGTAGCGCTGCCGGAATATTTCGGTAGCTTCTTCGTCTTCGCCCGGAATGAGCAGAGCGGTGACTGTGCAGGTCTCAAGGCCCTTGACGTATTCGATGGGAATACAGGTGTCGCTGTAGTCGTTGCCAGCCTCGCCCGGTGTTTCGCAGGTGATCTCGTATACACCGGCGGCGACGCGCTTGGTGATGGCATAGTTCAGCGCCCCAATGGAGAATCGAGTCCCCAGCGAAATTTCTATCTCGGCGGGGGTGGTGGTCAGCTCCAGAATTGCGGCAGATGCAGCCTGCGGGGAAAGCCCCCGCTCTGCAGCTCGCCGGATGAGGTATTTCCGGCTGGCAGTATCGGCAAATCCGTTGTTGAGGGCTTCTTCTACCGCGATGTTCAGGTTGACCAGCTCCACCGCGCCGGGGGCGTTGGCGTACCAGATGAGGGAGCCTTCCCGGGTGTCCAGATCTCCGGGAACGCGGGCCATCTCGCGCTTCAGAATGGCTTCATAGGTCTGTTCCGACACTCAGATAGTCACCTCCGTTTCGGATTCGATGTCACCATAGATGGTGTGGACGGTAAATGTAGCGGCGATGGACTTCTTGTGCTTTTCAAAAGAAAAGTCGTCCACTGCCGTGATGCGGTCATCCTGCAGGAGCGCTTCCCGGACGCAGCGTTCGATTTCCGGGATACAGAAGTCAGGGTCCTGTCCGATGAGGGAGTGAAGCTCTACGCCGTAGTTCCAGCTGTGGATGAGCCATGCATACCGTTCAGTGTTGAGGATAAGATAGATGGCCTGTCGGACGGCTTCTTTGCCGTCTATCATACCGGGACCATCCAGACAAAAGGTCTTCCCGGGACGTGCAGCTATAGTGACAGCACCCCGAAGGTCGATATTTGTTTTGGGGGTCACAGCCATTCTCCTTTCAGCTCGGGGATGGGGCTGATGCGGTCGAGAACAACGTACCGCTTGCCTTTCTGGATACGGGCTAGAACCACGACATCACCTTCCAGCAGGGCATTGTGGATCTTGACCTTTTTGATGCCGACATACTTGTGCCGGTGGGAGGTGGGCAGAGCGGTCGCACCGTCCGAGGTACTGTGCTGGTGCTCCTTTTCGAATTCCGTCCAGTGACTTACATCGATGTCCATCTCGTAGTCGGTCACATTCCGGGTCAGTACCAGCATCGGCTCCAGCAAGGTCGCTTTCTGGTCGAGCTGTATCTTGAGCGGAGCGGCGGAGATGACAGTGCCAAAGAGCAGCTGCACGGGCTTGTCTGCGGCGATAGCCTCCGCCGCTGCCCGCTTGATGGTATCAATAGGGTCAGCCACTGATAAATTCACCTCCGATGAGAGTCAGGTCCATGGAATGCCGCTCACCCTGAAAGTTGTGTGTGACCTTGTGGACCACCATGTAGTTGCATAAAGTCATGTCCGGCAGGGTGAGCGAGACGATGATAGAGCAGCCTGCTCGGACTCGTGGGTCGCCGAAGACACCTTTGAGTCCCAGAGAGCGGGTGCGGTTGTTATAAAGCTTGAGCAGGGAATTGGCCTTGGCCTGCACACCGGTGGTGGTCTTGACCTGCTCACAGTATTGCAGCACGCCCCATTTGCTGATATTGCTGCTGTCCTGAGCAACATACAATTCCCGCTTGCCGGTCTTGTCGTTCTCATAGAAAAGCTTGATTTTGTCGTAGGTCTGGCTGTCGATGCTGGTCTCGTAGGTATAGCTCTCGCCGGTCTCGGCATCCACCACGAGATCAAGCTTCAGCTGGTTGATGTTTCGGAGGCAGAGCCTGCCCACATCATCGTAAAGCACGAAGAGCTTGCCGGTGTTGGTCAGCGTTTCATCCAGCGCATTCTGTATCATGTCGAAGAGGGTCTGGTTCTGCTCATCGATAATGTCGATGACATGGCCGGTATCTTCGATGGTGCCGGTCTGCAGGTGGAAATCTTCTGCCAGCCGTTTGAGCAGTTCCGAGGCTTTCAGGCCGGTGCCAATAAAGGTGTCCTTGTTTTTGAGATAGCGCAGCTGGTCATAGGCTGTCACGCTGATAAGGCCGTCGCTGACAGACTTTTTGGCGAAGACATAGCCATAGAACATATCGATGCCATCCACAGACAAATGGACGCGGTCGCCCTCTTCGAAATCGAGGCTTTCGTCTGCGAGGACTGTGAACTTGAGAGTGCCGGGCGCGCCCTTCCGCTCCAAAGCAAGCGAAACACCTTCCTGCACGACTGGGTACAGGGGCGTCCCTTCATGCTCTAAAAACAAAGAATATGCCATACCGTCACTCCCTCAAATCAAGCAGTGTGCCGGCTTCGGGTGTGTTGGTGTTCAGCCCGCTGCGCTTGGCAATGGCCAGCCAGCTGTCTCCGCTGCCGGTCAGCTGCTTGGCGATATTCCAGACGGTGTCGCCTGCCTTGGTGATGTAAGTGGCCGGAGAGGGGGCGGACGGTGCAGGCCGTGTCGAGGTGACGGACGCGGTCAGAGTTCCGTCCTCAGCCTGCGTGATGTCAGCCCGTTTCGTGCCGTAGCTTTTCCACTGTTTCAACTCGATCTGGACCGTAGTGTCCAGACCCTCCGAAGCATCATCAACGATTTGATAGTCCTCCAGAGCGACGGTCATGTTGGTGTAGTGCAGCATCCCGCCGCCTGGCTTCGTGCGGACGAGTATCCACTGGAAGCCGGTGCCCCGCTGGGAGAGCCGCTGGAAATAGGCGAGGTAGTAGCTGGGCGGCAGAACGACGGAAGAAGAGAACGGATAAGCCCTGTGGGGAAGCAGCAGCTCAAACGAAACATCCGACAGGCCCGGCGTCTTGAGCAGGTTGATCTCTTCACCGTTCAGCAGGTTCATGGTCTTGTTCTGGCCATTGACCTTGACCGTCACCTTGCCCGGGCAGACGGGCATCAGCAGGCCGTTGAGGAACATCTTATAAGCCATTATCCATGCACCCCCTCATAACTGACATCCAGCTTTTCGGCGAACCAGTCCGCCCAGTAGTCCATGATACCGTCTACATCCACATCCTTCGAGATGCTGTTGTGGTTGGTCTGTTCGATGCGGACTTCGGCAGTGGTGAAGCGGTTGATGGCCTCCCGCTCGGCGATGTCGCGCAGATATTTCAGCTCTTCGCTGGTAATATCCAGTTTTTTCGAACTTGCGGCCGTGTTGGCTGCGGTGAAGCCGGAGTTCTGCTCGATGCGCTCGAGGGTATTGCCGAAGTCGAATGCGCCCATCGAGTCCATCGAGAAGCCGTCAAAAAGGCCGCTGACCTTGCTGTCCACGCTCTGGCCGAAGGAATAACCTGCGTCCCATGCGTCAGAATACTGGATGCGCTGGATACCGCTGTAATCGCCCCGGTCGAGGGTGATGGCTGTGTCGTTCTTGCCCCACTGGGTCACGGTGCCTTTCAGGTCCTCGAGACCTGCCGTCCAGTTGGTGCCAAAGATAGCATCAATAATGGTGGTCACGACCTGGCCGAGAGACAAGAACCAGCTGATGATCTGGCCGATGAGGTTGGCCACCGCGCCACCAAAAGAATCGAAGCCGCCGTTTGCAGCATTCAGGACCCATTCGATGATGCCGAGGAAAAAGTTCACGAATGTGCCGATGATAGCGAGAAAGCTGTTGTAAACCCCGATGCCGGTGTTCAGGATGAGCGATGCAGCCACGGCAAAAATGCCGCAGATAATGCCCGTCGCAGAAATCGCAGAACCGGTCATGTTGTTGATGGCAGCCACTATCAGATAGATGGCGGCAACTACAGCGATAATGCCAACGATCACCCACGTCAGCGGGCAGGACAGCAGGGCGGCATTGAAGCCGTACTGTGCAGCAGTTGCGCTGGCGGTAGACATGGCAGCGGCCTGCTCGGAGGCCGAAAGTGCAGCGTTTGCCGCTGCTGCCTTGTATGCCTGGACAGCGGCGATGCCTTTCTGGATGTTGCTGATGGCCGTGAGGGCGTTATTGGTCAGCAGGTAGCCGTTGTAGAGCAGCATCGCAGCGGCAATGCCAAAGATGAGAGGTTGGATGATGCCCCAGTTGTCGATGAAGGCCGAAGCGATGGAGAGAAGAACATCCAGCGTCACAGTGCCGGCTTTCGCTGCCGCCGCAAGCCCGTCCAGCAGGCCGTCTGTGACGGCGGAAAACTTGTCGGTGTTGGCGATGTCGTTTATCCTCTGCAGGATGGGGCTGAAGATTGAGAGGGCTTTGTTCTGCATCGAGGTCCATATCTGGCCCCACGTCATGGGCATGGACTCGAAGGCCGCGTTGGTCTCATCTGCCGCACCCAACAGCGCGTCTTTCACGACTTCTGCCGTGACGGCACCTTTTTCTGCATAGGACTTGATGGAGCCTTCTGCGATGCCCATGTACTGCTCGATGATGCGGGCGATGCCGGGGGCGTTCTCGAGGACGGAGTTCAGCTCTTCGCCGCGAAGGACGCCCATGCCCATGGCCTGCTTGAGCTGGAGCATGGCAGCAGCCTGGCCCTGTACGTCTGCGCCGCCGATGACGAACTGCTTGTTGACCTGCTCGATGAAGGAGATGAGCTCGTCATTGCTGCTGAACGCGGCCTTGGCATTGGCACCCATACTGGCAACAGCGGAGGCTGTGTCAAAGTAGGCGGCGCGGGAACGCTGGGCCGATGCCATGATCTTGCGCTCCAGCTCTTCGACGGACCCGCCGTCATCAACCGTTACACCTACGCGGGCGTCTGTATTTGCCAGCTTGTCTGTAAGCTGGCTGTCGTCCACATCAAGCCCTACGTGTACGCTGGCATCGGCCAGCTGAGGCACTGGTTCCTGCTGGTCCACGATAAGATTAAGGCGCGCTTTGGTGCTTGCCAGTTCGTCCGAGAGGCCGACTACCTTTTTGATGGCAGCCAGACCGCCCACAGTGGCGACGAGGCTCTTGAATCTGCCCAGCAGAGTATCCGCCGCCGAAGAACCGCCCCGGATGGAGCTGTTCAGCTCGTTCTGGGCGTCGTCTGCATTCCGTATCTGCTCTTCGGTGCGGGCAAAGTCAGACATGACTCCGGAAAGCTCTGCCCGGGCCTGCCGGATGCTGGAAACATTAATGGCTCCGCTGGAAGCGGTATTCAGTGCTTCGAAGCTGTCCATCACGACGTTCATCGCCCGGTGCATGGTGCGCAGCGGGCCGGAGACGCCGTCATAAAGGGAGATCGCTGTCCGAATGGTCGCCAAACGGCGTCACCTCCTTTTGCTCTTTCGTTCGGCTTCCTTCTGCCGTTTCTTTTCTTCCTCTCCGCGTACTTCGCAGGAGGCGATGATAAAGGCTCTCTCTTTCCGGGACAGGGAGAGAAAAGCGGAGGGAATGAGGTGCAGTTCCTGAAGGCAATAGTGGGCGATGTTTGCCTCCTCATCGCCCTCGGTTATCAGTTTTTTGCGTCGTCCACCTCGTCCTGCAGGGGAACATCGAAGCCGCAGACCTCCTGCACCTTCTGCAGGTATTCGGCATACTCGCCGGAGGTGAGCATGGTCTTGAGCAGGTTTTCTGCGCCCATGACCTTGTAGCTGTCCTGCAGAGCTTTATCGTTCAGATTGGGGTACACGGTGCAGGCAACAGCCAGCTTGCCCAGATACAGGTTGTAATCCGTCTCCTGCTGGTACTGGTTGCGCCGGCCGGGGACCGGCACACGTTTGACACAGCTTTTACGCAGAGATTCATCTTCTGCGCCGGTGATGGCTTTGAGCTTCCACTGCAGGGGCTTGCGATTGCCCTTTTTGTCCGTTTCATCAGACAGGAAGCGTTTGGAGACCACAAAAGCGGCCTCCTCTTCGGGAGGAATGGCGTTTTCGGCCAGAAATGCACTCAAATCCATATCAAAAATCCTTTCTTGTTAAAAAATCACTGCATCCCGTCCAGCAGGGTGAAGTTTTCGGGGATCTCGAAGTCCTCGAAGGTGAAATCCATATCCTCGTCGATGTATTCGGCATCGGCGTCGAATTTGGCCAGGATGCCGCCGTCCATATTGCAGCCTTTCAGGATGACCGTCTGACGGCCCACCGAAGAAGTAGGGTCTTCGTTGGTACACTGGATGTCGAAATAGATGTCCTCGCCGGTGTCCTTGTAGCGCTTGAGCAGACGGCGGAAGATGGGCATATTGTAGTGGAAAGTGGCAGAGCCGGTGCCTTTCCAGCCGGTGGCTTTGTTGCCCTTGCCGGTCTTTCCCAGAATGGGGACCTCGGATTTGGTCTTTTCCACCTTGGCTTCCAGCTTGATGGCCTGCATGAGGTTGTAGCGGTTGCCCTCAATGGTGACGTAGCACTCGGCCAGAGAGGCCGAGACGGCGTCTTTGGCGTTCATGATGTTTGCCATAAAATGTCCCTCCTTTCTTTAGTTGACGTAGATTGTCATATACAGCTGCTCCATCGCGTTCACAGGAGTGACGTGGTCGGAGACGGCAACGGACTTTTTGCTCTCGCCCTTCTCCACGATGATGCCTTCGGGGTCGAAATCCTCCAGCGCGCGGATGGCCTGCAGCTTCTGGTGGTGGGACACGATGTCGTTCCACAGAGAAATACGGCCTGCGCCGTCGTTGGGGACCTTGCCGAGGTACTTCGTGCCGAACAGCACCGCGATGTCGTTGGCGATCTGGTCGAGCACCCGGATGGTCTGGTTGGAGGAAAAGTCTGCACCCTTTTCATCGGTGACGGACACGAAGGTGTTGATGTCGGAGAGCACCCGTGTCTCACCGTCCACGTCGTGGAGCATGAAGGAGCCCTCCTGGATGCCGGCTTCCAGCTGAGTCTGGGTATAGCGGGTGTCCGGGGTATACTCGCCGTCGTAGACCATGTTGGTGGCGCTCTTGTTGACCGCAGTGCCGGCGGCCACGCCCACGACCCACGGGATGAGAGCCGCAGGGTCTGCGCCTTCGTCAGTGACGGTGTTTTTCAGGGAAATGACGCCTTCGTCATCGGCCAGATAGCGGAAGCCGATGCACTGGAACTTCTTGCCCACATCGTTGCGCATACGCTCGGTGAAGGCTGCGAAGAGCTTCTTGATGGTGTCGTTGGTCGAGGTGCAGCCCAGGGCATTGAAGGTGCGGCTCTCGATGGCATCAAGGAAGGTCTGGTAGTTGCCATCTTCGACTGTGCCATTGGTGCCGCCGGTCAGCGGCGTGGATGCTGTCAGCGCCAGCACAGCATCATCCTTCCAGACGACGAAATCATTGTCCGCCAGTTCTGCGGCGGTGGAGATGTCTTCCTGTGTCTCGACCTTCTGGGTGTCGAGGAAGGTCTCCACATCGTACCGAGGAGCCTGCTCGGTGCTGCCTTCGCTGGCAGTGATGACCACCCGCAGGGCGTTGCCCCGGATGCCGGGATATTTTGCGCTTCCGAAGGTGCAGGATGCCTTGACGCCGCTGGAACCCAGACGGAAGAAATGCACGGTCTTTGCGTGACAGAACACTTCCCGCATGGGCCGCAGTGCTGCGGAGGTATAAGGGTAGCCGAAGAGCTTCTGGCTGTTTTTGAGGAAATCGCCCTGCTCTACCGTGAAGATCTCGCCCTGCGGCCCCCAGTCCATCTCGAGCGGGAGGGCCGCATAGCCGCGGTCGGAGAGGGTCGCCGAGGCTGACGCCACGGAGACCGTGTTGATGTACGCGCCCGGCAGGCGCTTGTTCTGCACCAGAAAGGTGCCGCCGCCCAGTGCCATATCAGTTCACCTTGCCTTTCATAAACTTGCGGATGGCCGCCTCGGCCTGCGTTATCGTGTATTCCTTACCGTCTTCCAGCAGGACGCTGAGCAGGTCCCGACGGTCAGCAAACCGCTTGAATGTCAGTATCTTTTCTTTCGGAAATTTCGGTTCGATCATTGGTTGACCTCCATGTGCAGCTCGCCCATCTTCTCGGGGAGGTCGATGCGGCGGAGCGTCATGTTGAAGCTGACGAAAAAATGCAGCACACCGTCCTGAACCTCCCAGTTCATGGATGTGCCGTGGAGCTTGTCTCCGCCGGGCAGAGTGATGAACTCCAGCGCCTGCCACAGCTGCCACGCAACGTCCTGCATGGCAAAGTTGTCCTTTTCGTCCTCGGGGAAGAAGTGGACGTCGAAGGGGCTTTTCAACAGGAAGCGGTCTTTGCCCAGCGGGGAAAGTGCGGCCTGCATCGGGAGAATGAAAAAGCAGGGCGTCTGAAAACCCTGCTCAATATCATTCTGATAGATGCGGTATCCGGGACCGAAAGTGTCCCGCAGGGCTTTGGCGATGCCCTTCACGATGTCATTTTCCACGGAATACCTCCTTCAGGGCCTCGTCTACGGCTTTCTGAACCGCTTTCGGGTACTGCTCAGAAATCTCATCCGCAGAAGTGCGCAGCATGAACTTGCCGTTCACCCAGCTGGCTTTCAGCCGCTTGCCCAGTGCAGGCACATATCGGCCCGGCGTCTGGCGGTGGCCGTACTCCACATAGGAGGCATATTTCTCCGGGTTCTCAGCGGTGATGATGTGGTCATCTCCGATCTTTTCGTGAGAAACGCGCCATGCCCGCCGGAGGGTGCCGCCGCTGTAGCCGACCCAGTATGCTTGAAAAATCTCACCGTTTCGAGTGTACGTGAATTTTTTCTTCTTTACGGTTCGATTGTATTCAGTGAATGTCCCGTCTTTCTTTTTGCGTTTCACAGTCTGAACGACCGGAACTATTTCAACCGATTCAATCATTGGTCCGTCAAATGTAGGCGCTTTACCCACCGGCGTTCGCTTCTTCAGCTTGCTCAGCAGGGCGGCAGCGGCCTCATCGCTTTTCTTGTCGATGATGGCATCCAGCCTACCGCCCAGCAGCTCCTGAAGCTGCGCGTCCACTTTCGCCAACGCGCTGTAATCGCACCCGCCCTTCATGCGTACTTCTCCGCCAGCTCGAGCGGGATTTCCTGATGGGTCGGGTAGACCGCCGCCGGGCCGGACGACTTATAACGGAACGTGCGCGGTACTTCACCGGGCCGCAGGACATCGATGCGGCTGCCCGGCGGGATGACCAGCTCCGGGGAGACGAACAGCTTGACATTCTGGCTGACCGCTGCCACGGTGTCGCCGCTGGCAGTGGTCGAAGAGGAAAACGACAGCCGACAGGGCTGGTCTGCGTAGAGCACCTTGTTTTCAAAGCGGGTCAGGCAGTCGTCGGACTCCGCTTCCTGCTGGACATAGACGGTGCAGGTGTCGGAATAGAACCGTTCCAACGCCGCGCGGGCTGCAGCAAACTTTTTTTCGAGATTCACCATACCAGCCTCCGGTGCCGATAGATCTCGGCCATGTCGCAGTGGGTCAGCGCGTTGATGAGGGCATCGAGGCGCTGTTCCGGCGTGGTGCAGCCGTCCGTGGAGAAGGAAACCGTGGTGTCGCCCAGCTTGATGTCCTTAGCCTCAGCAGAGACTTCAAAGCCGTCCAGCTGGCCGCAGCACTTCTTCATCCGAAGATACTCGCCGGCGGTCATCCGCTCGGCCAGCGGAATCAGCGCCTGCGGCAGCTCATCGAGGTTGGTGAGGTCAAGCAGGGTGCTTTCCATGGAGCGTTTTACCAGCGACAGCCACGGGTCAGTCTCGTCAACGGACTCGAACCCGAGAGCGTGGAGCAGCTTGATGACGTTTTCCAGCATGGTGTGCCTCCTTATGCCGGGGTGATCTCGAACCAGCCCTTGGTCTTGGGGTTATCGCCCTCTGCGGGCTCCATCTTGACATAGCCGACGCCGGACTTGGCATAATAGCTCTTATCCTTGTTCACGGCGGTGTCGGCGGTGGCTGCTGCAGTGCCGGTGATGATGCCGACGGCCTTGGTGGCGTCGGTCATGGCAGCGACGTAGTACTTGCGGCTGTAGATGGTGTTGCGGCGGATGTTCTCCTCGCGCTGCTGCTCCACCTCGGTGCCTTTCTTGTTGAAGAGAGTGACGGCCTTCTTGGTGGCGATGACCACCTTGCCGCTGGCGGCATCCTTCTTGGTGTAGAGGTTGATGCCGCCCACCGTGCCGATATAGCCCTGCTTGGCGAAGGACTCCACATATTTCAGGTCATCCTTGAGGGCCTTGCGCAGCTTTGCCATCTCGGCAGGGTTGACGAAGCCGAAGATGCTCACGCCTTCCAGATCCTCGAGGTTCAGCATGGCAGCGGCGTCCACGAAGGCGTCGAAGCCCAGCGCAGGGGTCACGAGGGTAAGAGTAGCATCATTGAACGCGGTGTAGATGTCGGCGTTCTGGGTATTGAACAGGTCAACGCCTGCATGGCGGGTGCCAGTGGTGACGACCATCGGGTCGGTCATGGCATCCTCGTCGAAATAGGAGAAGCGGTTCTGCGCCAGCAGGATCTTGTAGACCTTCTCGGTGAAGTCGGCCTCGATGGTCTTGGTGTTGCCCTCGCCCTTGGTCAGCTTCTCGGTGCCGTCGGTGGCCTTGTAGACGTGGACCTTGTAGTCCATGCCTGCCGTGCCGGTCAGGGAGTTATCGACGGTGCAGAACTGCACAAGGTCGAGGTGGGAGTTGTACTGGTCTTCGATCTCGTTGGCGAGAAAGAAATTATCGTAGGTTTTGTTGGGCATCAGGTAACACCTCCGTTGTAAAGAGCCCGGTACTCCTCAGGATGGTTGAGGGAGTAGGTGTGTCGTTCGGTGGCGTTCATGCCGCGCAGCCGCTCAAGGGTCATGCCGTTGATGCCGGGAGGGTCACCCTTCTCGGCGGGCTTTGCGCCCTTGAAGCCGCCCGCGAAGCCGCCCGCAGCAGCTTTCTCGAAGAGGAACGCCGTCTCTTCGTTTTCGGCCAGCTTCTTGACCTCGTCCGCAAGGCCCTTCACGGTGCCGTCGTCGGTCAGCTCTGCCTTGCTGATAAAGTCAGCCAGCAGGGCCTTGGCGGCGGTGTTGTTCTTGGCCTTGGCACCGGTCAGCGCCAGCTCCACGGCGTTGCTGATCTTCAGCGCCTTGAGCTGGGCGGCATAGTCGGCGTCTTTCTGCTTGTTGTCGGCCTGAAGCTGGGTGATCTGGGCCTGAAGGGCAGCGGCGTCCACCTTTTTCAGCTCTTCCAGCTGCTTGTCCCGCTCGGAGAGGGCAGTGCGGGCAGCTTTCAGCTCGGTATTGACCTCATTGAAACGGCTCTTGGTCACGAAATCGCCGTTCAGGCCGTCCATGACCTTGTCTGCCTGCTCTTCGGTCAGACCCATTGCCAGCAGGTCTTCTTTCTTCATGTCATTCACCTCGTTTGTTGAGTCCTGTGTTTACCGTGGGTAGGAGCCACGACTTGCCCCGCTACGTTTACCGTCTGTGGCGAGAAAGACGATGGTGCCGCTTGCAGGAATCGAACCCGCGTCCGCTGATTACAAATCAGCAGCTCTACCATTGAGCGAAAACGGCATGAAAAAGCGCCCTCGCCCGGAGGCAAAGACGCTTGCATGATTCAGCTTTTCTTGCGAATAAACGGTTTCAGCCGCTTTTTCAAGGCAGAAAACAAATGGGCAAGTTCTGAAACCGTGATTGCGATAGCGGCAAAAGTCCAGCAGTAAGCGAAGAAATGGAAAGTGGCGGGATACAGTATCATGAACCACAAAGTGAAAAATTCCATGTTGTCCTTCTAAAAATGGGCAAAAAGAAAACCACGGTGCGGTGTGCATCGTGGTGAATGAATTATTCAATGCCGGGCGGCAGTTGGCCAATTTCCTTCAAGATTCGGTATTCAGCCCGAGAAGTAGATTGGTTGAGCAGGTCAGTGTTCAGCCAATTATCGTCAAAGTTTTCTTCGCACGGCTTATCATAGCTGGGGTCGATAGGATGAGCAAGTAAATGCTGCTGCATCCGCTTGATTCGTTCGGGAGTCAAAAGTTTTTCATTGTAGTTCATAGAAGTTTAATCCATACCCCACTAGCTCAGAAATACAGTTTCTGACGATAAAATTGAGAGACTGAACGGCCTCTTCGTAAGAAAGCTCTTCTTGATGGAACATAGCAGCTATTTCATCGGCTGATATTCCTAAATCCGTGACAAGAATATCAGCGGCGGAACGGTCAAAGGTAGAGGTCTTTTCTATAGCATAAATCGTGCTGTCGTGTCCAACGGCAGTAAGCAATTTAAGATGTGGCCTATGAACAAAACTTTGCAAATCTTTTGGCGAAAAGATACTGCTGTCTGGATGTGTATGGGTGGCGATGTAATCATTTTGGAAATCAGGCAACCCAACTGTATGCCCTTCAGGAGAACCTGCGAGGGTCTGCGTCAGCGGCTGCATATTCAAATCGAACACTCTGCCAACCTCAACGCCAAGAGGCTGCTTGGATGCTTCCATCAACAGCCGCTTATGCGCGTTTTGGAGCTGGCGCTGTTTGGCTGCGTCCAGAGTATCGCAGTCGAAAGCTTTTATTTTCGCCACTGCCTGCATTGTAACAGGTTCCGGCTCGAGATTCAAGCTCTGGAAGGTGGAAGTATCGGGTTTCTGCCTGCTCTTCCACTCCGTCCACTTCGTCCCCGCAGGCAGATAATACTCCTCGCCGTCCTCATCGCGTGCGATGCGCAGGCCGTCGGCGAAGTCCTCCGGGATGACGGGTGCGGTGGTGCAGCGGCAGCGGGGATGGAAAGGCGGCACGGTGACGCCCGGCTCATACTGGGCAAGAGGTATCTCTTTGCCGTCCAGCTGGCCGCAGATGCTGCAGGTGCTGCCGTCTAGAGTGCCGATGATCTCCACCTTCTCGACGCCCAAGTCCTTGAAGCCCTGCTTCTCGGCGAGGGCGCTGTAGTAGGCCGTTTCGGTGTAGACCAGACGGCCCGCCTTGTAGCGGTCAACGTCGAACTGTTTGGCGATGGCGTCGGTGAGCTGGGCCGGGGAGTCGCCCCGCAGCAGACCCTGCGTCAAGCCTTTATGAACGGCCTGCACGAGGGCGTTCTTATTCGTCCAGCAGCGGTCGCGGAAGGTGCGGTCGTCCGTCGTCCACGCCTTGGAGGTAAGGGCGTCCAACTGGGTCTTGTCGAGGGAGACGGTTTTGAAATTCACGTCGAGGCCCTTGGCTGCTTCCTGCAGGGTGCCGGTGTAGGCGTCGTCTGCCGCCCGGCGAACGGCCTCTGTGAGCCGTGCTTTCTGCCCGGCATATAATTCCTCTATCTGCTGGCGAATCTGTGTTTCCACGGCTTCTAGCCGGGAGATATGAACCTTAGCCGAAGCATTGCGCAGCTGGCGCTGCCACGTCTCATCTAACCCGGCTTTCTGGGCTGTCTCGATGTACTGTGCCACGTCCCACCGGAACTCTTCCAGCTCTTTCGCTCCCAGCAGACGCCGGGCCTCGGTGAGAGAAACGCCGTTGTCGTCAGCGAATCGGGTACACCAGCTGTCCAGTTCCTTGCGGGTGCGGTACAGGGCCTGCCGGTACAGCGCTTCCATTTCCCGGAGTGCAGCCTGTGCGGTCTTGTAGGTGCTGCGTTCCAGCAGGGAAAAGCGCCCCCGCCAGTATTCAGAGTTCTTCACGGCGGGTCACGCTCCCTGTTATGTATTGAAGGTAGTGGATGTATAGCTGTCCTGAGCCTGTGCGGCCTTTTCTTCCGCCAGACGGTCAAGCTCGGTCTGGGCGTCCGTTACCCACGGATGCTGCTCAACGATGGTCCGGTTGGAGAGCAGCCCCACCGAGTTGCGGCAGTTGGTGATGCTCTCCGTCTCGTTGATGAGCATATCGCGGTTGAACACGATGGTGACAGGGACATCCTCGAAATCGCCCTTGCCCCGGTTGACGAGGTCTTTGTTGATGAACCAGAGCAGGTCTTCGAAGGCGGCCTGAAACTCGGTCTCCATGCCGTTTGCATCGAGGTCGATGTCAGCGTACATACTCTGGATGTTCATCTGGTTGGGATTACCGGAGAGACGGTCATCCTTGGCGTCGTAGCTCTTGGCGTTCTCGATGAGGGCCTTTTTCAGCAGGTCGAGGATGGCTTTGTAGTTGTCGGAGTTGACCTCGACGGTCAGTTTTTCCACACCGCCATCATCCCGCACCTTGACCGCGCCGTAGGCCGAGAGGTTTTCCCGGAACTTCCCAAGGTCCTCACCGTCGTAGTTGCGCAGGATGAGGATGGTGTTCCGGACGTCCTCCTGCATATTGTTTGTGAAGTCGGAGAGCAGGGTGTTGATGGCGTCCTGCAGGCACTTGACCCGCTGGATGAGCGGGAGCTCCTGCTTGTTGTACTTGAAGGGGATGAGCGGGATGCGCTCCCAGTTATAGCCGGTGTCAGGCCCATCCGGCCCGGGACCGGTAAAATATGTTTCGTACTCTCCGGCCTCAGTGTCCGGCAGCAGCATATCGTTCTGAAAGATGTAGCGGTGGATGCCGTCATTTCTGAACAACTCCACCTTTTCGACGGTCTCTTTTGTGTAGCCGTTCCAGATCTCCTGCGTGTAGAGCCGGGCGGCGCAGTCCAGCCGGGTATGGTCATCGTCAGCCCAGAAGGGCAGCACCTCGTATCCGGAAAAACGCTTGAATGCCAGCTGGCCGTCTTCGCCATAGTAGGGGTAAAGCCAGGCCAGACCGTTGTTCAGTGCGTCTTCGGCCAGATATTTCAGCTGCCGGAAGAAGCCGCGGTTGAAGTATCCCGCCAGCAGGTCGGAATAGGTCTGGTCTTCGCAGCTCACCGTGAAAGGCTTGCCCACAAAGTAATTCACCTTCTGGTCAACGGCCTTCGCATACTGGTTGTCGATGAGCTTGTTGTTGGGCAGATTCTTCACCGGCACAAGATTGCCGTCCCGCCCGATGGCCAACCGCTGGCGGTTCAGAATTTCGTGTCGCCCTTCGTAGTAGTCGGAGCCTTTTATCTGTGTCCCGCGCCGGGGGCTGGCTTTCCATTCCTTGATCTCAGCGGCGAATTGGTTCTCCGTCATACAGGTGGCACGCTGGACGATGAAACGGTTGATCTTCTCCATCACGCCGTTCACGATAAGATTCATGGATGTACCTCTCAGTCAAAGCTGTATGTCGGTCCGCGCTGGATGTCCTCCATCGCGTATCGCATGGCGTCCATCAGGTGGTTGAAGTCGTCGATGGGCCTGCCGGTCTTGTTGCCGAACTTATCCTTGGCCCATGTGTAGTTGGAAATTTCGGTCAGAAAATTTACGCAGCGGGGATGTACCACGATACGGAAGTTCTGGATGTACTGGATGCCGCTGCGGATGGAGTCTGGGCCTTTGCCCGCCGGGCGGATGCGGCGAAGACCCTCTTCCCGCAGCTCGTCGAGGCTCTTCGGCTCGGCGCTGTCGCCCCGGATGCGCTCCTTGGCGTATCCCATGCCGTAAATGCGCTGGTAGATGGCCCGGTTGGTCAACCCGCGTTCATAAAGCTCATCGAACACCCAAATGGTCATCTCCTTTTCGCTCACCAGCCCGCAGAAGAATGCGGTCGGGTCGTTGGTGTAACCGAAATCAAGGCCGAACGCACTCTTGACGTCCGGCCTTGCCGCTATGATGGTCTTTTCGAAGGCTTCCTCCACCCAGTTTTCGAACACCAGACCGTCCACGATGCCCCATTCGCCCAAACCGGCGACGCTGTAGCGGCGGGGGTTCTGAACCTTCATCCGCTCAAACACCCGGCGGTCGGCATCGTCGAGCCATTCGTTGCAGGTGTAGTTCGTGGTCAGCGCCAGAGTATCGGGGTCGGGGGTGTCAAAAAAGCGGGCTTTGAGCCAGTGGTGCTCGTTCCACGGGTTGAAGGTCAATGTGACCTGTTTGAACAATCCCGTTTCAGGCGGGATAGCGCCACGGATGGACTCGTCTATCATATTGAAATCGGCTTCAGAGCTGATTTCATATGCCTCCTCTATCCACGCCCAGCACAGATACCCGTGCTCGGCCGCGATGGACGTGACCTTGAGCGGGTCATCCAGACCACGGAACAGGATCTTCTGTCCAGTGGGCTTGTAGGTCAGCTCGAGGGGGCTTTCCTTCACGTCCCAGAACGCCTGCACACCGAGGCGGCTGATAGCCCATTTCAGGTCGGTGAAACAGGAGTCGTGCAGGGTGCGGTATACCTTGCGGATGACCAGCAGGTTCGCCTGCGGGTATTTCATCAGGTTGACGATGTACCACAGCGCGGTGGTCTTGGATTTTTTGGAGGCGCGAGAGCCTTTGCAGACCCGGTAGCGGCCTTTGAACCGCCAGAAGGTGCCGTAGCCCTGGCCGACGATGTCCGGCAGGTGGAGCTGGCTTGCGCGGGAGTCAGTCAACAAGCTGTTCATCGCCGGAGATCACCACCGGAATCGGCCCGCCCAGTTCTACGTTGTCCTTGAACATCCCGTAGCGCTTGCCGATGAGCTCGGCAGCTTTCAGGCGATCTCTCGCGGAGACATCGATGTCCTCGATCTCCTGCATCCCGTCGCCGCACAGCACGAGGGTCTGTTCCTTATGCTTGCCCCGCATGACCGAGGTGAGATATTCCAGAACCTCCTGTGCGTCGGCGGTCTTTTTGGAGTGGAGCTGGGCAAGGCGGTCATCGATGTAGGCTCTCATCTCAGGATTGAATTTGCCTGAGGGTTTTTGAGGGTTTCCTTCATTGAGCCATTTGCAGGCATTTCGAGCGGTTTTAGGCGAATACCCTGCACGGAGAGCCGCTTTGGTAGCGTCGCTGTCCACAAGGTATTCGTCACAAAAGCGCTTCTGTCGGTCGTTCAAGGTATCCACCACCTCTCTTGCAAAAAAGTTGGAGCAGCCGGGAGGGGGCGGCCCTCCGTCCGTCTGGTCACGCCAGCGCTCTCGCGGCTGAGCTACGGCTGCATAAAAAATCCCCGCACATTTCTGTGCAGGGAAGAAAATCCTTGAAGCAGCCTCAGAAAGCTCAAGAAGGAGAGAAATGCCTGTCAAGCAGCAAAAAGTCCAAAGGAGCAATTCATCATGATGGAGGAAAAGTTTCGGAGGCTGCGTATATCGGGTGGCCTTTCCGGCTCTGCCGATGGTACTATTTTAGCATAACGTGGAGTGACATAAAATGACTTCTAGGTGACATTGACTGACATTATAAATTTAACTCATCAATGGCTCGGCGATGGCGACGGTAGATTTGACGGAGGCAGAGCTTTATTTCAGCTGCAATGCTTTCCCATGTCTTGAAGTGAAGATACCTCAGCTTCAAAATCTCGTAATCGTCGGGGTCTTCCAAGCTGAGAAGCACTGCCGTGATTTCGGCATGGAGATCGTCGCAAAACAAGATTTGTGCGTCCAAAGCCTGCTTTGCTTTTTCTACTCGTTCCACAGCACGAGGAAGCGCCTGTCCATCGCCGCCACCTCCCGGCACCGAGGAAAGAGTCTGCGTCATGCGGCCATAGTCACACTCTGCTTCCTGAAGCTCGTGGGTCAGATGCAGTTCTTTTTTCTTGGCGCGTTCGTACCGCCGAAGCCAATCCTTTTTCTCTTCATAGGTCATGCCAGCTCCTCCACCTGCACGAACACGCCGCAGATGTCGGCCCAGAACTTCTCGATGATCTCGCTGCACACCTGGGCGTCGTCGTGCCAGAAGTGCAGGCGGGTCATCTCGTCCTTGAGGGCTTTTTCCAGATTGTCAGTGTCGGGCTTGGAAGTGCGCCAGCTGCCGTCCGGGCGGCCCTCGGCGGGGAACATCCACTTGACCAGCAGACGCACCGGACGTCCCGCCGGGATGGGCTTCTCAGGGGCGTGGGGCGCAAGGTAGGCGTGGAGCTTGGCACGGGCGGCTTTCAGTTCAGGGCTGTCATGCAGCACGGCGCAGGGCTTGCCACCCTTCATGTAGGCATGAAGCTCTTTGGCGTTATGGGTAGTGGTGGGCGGACGCATAGGGATAAAAAACTGTGTGGTCATTTCGTACCTCGTTTTCTTTTTTTGTATCAGCGGCCAACGTGATGGGGAGGGTCCCCGGAGGATGGGGGCTGTGGTCGCCCCATCCTCTGGGATACCCCATCACACATTGCAGTGCAGTCATGCTATTATATATAGGCTATTTTGCACTGCA